TCTACAAAACTAGATAAATCATATGTTGGTGTAGTAGTTGTTGAAATTCCTGAAGCATTAGCTGATGTATAATCTGCTGTATGTTGAATATTGTTAAATATCATTAATTTTCTCATTGAGAAGTTTGTTATATGTCCTCCTCCAACAATCCAATTTCCAATCTGTAGTGTTGGTGCAGTATTTGTTCTTGTTCCTTTTACTGTTAGTGTTGGTCCAAATTGTTTTCCATTGATAAATAATCTCGAGGCTCCTGTTGTTATGTCAATATTTACTTCAAATTCATACTCTTGATTTGGTAATTGATTCCAAATTCCAAAAGATAAATCAGCAGAGAGAACAGCATCTGTTGAATCTTTAATTTGTAATTTTAAATTGTTATCATAACAATGATATAACCAAATTGAATTAGGTGCAGCTACTCCAACTGTTCCAATATTAAAAAATACAGTATTTGAACTTGGAGCACCTACATAATGCGGAGTTAATAAGAATCTAATTGTTCCTGTTTGTGTAAAATCTGTATTCTTTACTGCAGAATATCTTACATAATTTTCTGTTCCTGCACCAAAAACTAATTTCCCACCTGTGATTGCAACTGACCCTGCTTTTTCTGTAACATTTGTATCACCTAATCCAAAATCTGCATTTAAACTGGAACTATAAATTGCTGAAAATGTTAAATTGCGAATTGAATCTGCTTCTGCTTTATCTGCTGCAGCTTTATCTTCTGCCGCTTTATCTGCTGCTGCTTTATCTTCTGCAGCTTTATCTTCTGCAGCTTTATCTTCTGGTTCTGTTTCTTCTTTTTTACCAGAAAATATTCCCAAACCACCTAACGTAGCAAATAAAATACTAAGACAACAACATAATAGTATAAGTAATCCAACTCCAAGTGCTATTTTGGTTTTTGTTTCCATATATATTTAAAAAATATTAAATATATTAAAAATCTAATTTAAATTATATACGATAATGGATGATATAGATAAAGTATTATACCCATCAATTGTTACATATATTCTAATAATGATTATAATATTATTAGTTAAACCTAAATTTCTTTATGATGGAAAAACAAATGAATTGCGTCAATTTGGAATTAAGAAATCCCAAACATTATTTGCTTTACCAATCATTGGAATTTTAGCGTCTTTTATAATTTATTTCCTGATGGTATGTTATGTTTTCATGATGTCAAGATTAAAATAAGTTCAACAATGAAACCATCTAAATGAATAATTTCACGTCGTCCTAAAGTAATATTATAATCATATTTTGAAGAAATTTTAACAATTTGATTTTTTTGAATTTGTGATATGTCATTACGTTTGCATAATTCTGTCATTATTGTTTGAATAATAAAATTTCCACTAATATTTGTCAGAAGAATATTATACAATATTAATCTCATATCAACAACCGAATTCATATTTTTATCCATTATCATATTAATAATTTCAGTAATGTTATTATTAAATGAATTAGTTAATGATAAATTTCTTTTCAAACATTCTAACATCCATATTGCATGTTTAATATTTCTATTAGCATGTTGTAATATTAAACTGATGTTTTTCAGTGAAATATTGTATTTTTCATTACGACATATTATTAATAAAGTATTAATTATTTCACTATCAGTTGGTGAAGAAATCCTAACACATAAACTACGACTTCGCAATGGTTCAATTAATTTAGATATGGAATTACACATCATAATGAAACGACATGTTTTTGAATATTTTTCCATAGTTCTTCTTAATGACATCTGAGCATAATATGAAAGATTTTCAACATCATTGATTAATACAACTTTGAATGATTTTGAAGTTTGAAAAACATCCAATGGAATTCGTTTAGCGTATTCTTTTACAACATTTTGAATTAAATATCTATCAAAATTATTATTATTTGGTTCAATAACAATATGATATGCACTTTGTTTAATTAGAATATCTTGTGAAGAATTTCCACTGCCATTAACAACATATGTTGTTTCAGTTGTATTATTAATACTTTTATCAAAAATATTTTCTAATAATATTCGAACAACAGTTTTTTTACCAGAACCATCTGGACCATATAAAATGATATGTGGAATAGCATTATCTTTACTCATCTGTAAAAGTCTGAAAATTACATCTTTATGAAATGTAAGTTGATTTGTATTTTGTGGTGCATATTTATCACATAAAAACATTATTATTAAGATATACTTTTTATATCTTAATATCATTTTAGATAATTTCAATTTCATTTTTTACTATAATAAAAAATTGAATTAATAATTATATTAATAATTAAATTAACATTTCATATTAAAAATGCTGAAAACTATAATAATTAGCGATTTTGATGGAACGATTACAAATTCAGAATTACCTAGTAAATTTATCATTAATACAGATGGAAAAGCAATTTGCGATCATCTTGAAAATGGATTAAATAATGGTAGAATAACTTTACTTGAGTTTATGACTTACGTATGTCACTGTATTGGTAATGTTATTAAAACTCATGATAAATTATATGAATATATTGATGAAGTAATTCGTAAATATAATATTGTAATTGATCACGATATTTACCAATTATATCAAAATTGTGCTGATAAAAATATTGAGTTTAAAATTTTAAGTGGGGGTTTTAAAGAATTCATCTGTCATATTCTTAATAATTACAATTCAAATAATATTAAAATTGATGAAAATAAAATTGTTTCACATAATATTGAAAGAATTGAAACAAACTATCGTTTCAAACAAAACAAAGAAATGCCAAATAAAGGAGAATATATCAAAAAATATTATCCTAAATCAGAATACAATATTATATTAATTGGTGATGGATATTCTGATATACCAGCAATACCATATTGTTCATTAATTTTTGCAAAACAAAATTCTATTTTAGAAAAAAAATGTATGACAGAAAATATTCCACACATATCTTTTCAAACTTTTTCTGAAGTTATTCAGGAATTACAAAAACAAAAAATCCTATAATTTTTTTATTAATTTAGTATATAAGTTTATAATGTCTGGAGTTCATATTCATACAAAAACATATCAAGAATTAAGAAAAACATTAAAATATTGTAGTGAAATTGGTTGTACTCATATTCAAATGTTCAATGAAAATATAGCAGAACCATCAATTATTAAACCATTATTAAAAACATATAATTTAAAATTAGTTATTCATTCTCCTTATATTATTAATATTGCTTCTCCATTTGATATTCATGCTTGGAGAACTAAATATTTACTAATGGAAGTTGAAAACTCAATTAAGAATGGAGCATTTGGATTGATTATTCATCTTGGAAAGGGTATGGGACTACCTTTAAATGTAGCATATGATAATATGTATAAAATTTTACATTTGGTGAGTAAAATAATAAATAAAAGAAATTTCGAAATTTATTTAGAAAATACAGCAGGACAAGGTACGGAATTGTGTGACAGAATTGATGAATTATCTATATTTTTTTCAAAGATTATCGCTAATCCTAAAATGAAAAATATTAAAATTTGTTTAGATACTTGTCATTTGTTTGCTGCAGGTTATGATTTAAGTAGTACAAAAGTAATTAAAGATTTTATAGAAAAATTTGATAAATCAATTGGAATAGATAGAATTGGTTTAATGCATGTTAATGATAGTTTACATGATATTGGTTCTCATAAAGATAGACATACAAATATTGGAGATGGTTTTATAGGAGTAAAAGGATTAAAATATTTTTATCAATATTTTTCAAAGAAAAATATTCCAGGTATTCTTGAAACACCTGTTAGAGATTATAAAAAAGAAATTGATTTATTAAATTAAGGACGTGGAACATCAGCTTGTTGTAGGAATTCTTGTTGTCTCATTACATGAGCAACTTTCTTCTGTAGGAGATCACATCTTTCTACTGCCTTTACTAGAATGGCATAGCATTCATACATTAGATGTGCTTCTGATAGTTCATAGACACCCTTAGTTGCCGCTTTATTTAGACCTTTCTCTAGTTCCTTTGTGCATTGTACAACAACTTGCATATTTAGATCTTTATCTTCTTGTTGAACTGGTGTTGCCATTATATTTTTATAAAATATGTATATATTTTTTTAAATAAAAATAAGCGCAGTATGATTTTTTATTTATTTTTTAAATAACTAAAAAATATTAATTATTATCTATATACATTTCTTCTATAATTGAAGAATATTTTTCAATGACAACATTACGTTTAAGTTTTAATGTTGGTCCTAATTCTCCTCCATTGATTGAAAAATCAATTGGTAATACTTTGAATTTTTGAACTCGTTGTGCTGATGAAATACTTTTTTTGTTTGCTCTGTTAATTCCTTCACGAATATATTCTTCCAAGAATTGGTTATTTATAATTTCACTAATTGTTGCAACATTAATATGATGCTGTTTCATAAAATCAATAACTGTTTTATCAAGATTGTTCGTTGGAATATTATTTTCATCAATAATACATTTTAAGGTGATGAGAACTGTTAAGAATTTACGTTTATCACCAATAATCATACAATTGGAAATGATTGGTAATTCTGATTTTATATTATCTTCAATAATAACTGGAGGAATATTTTCTCCACCAGATGTGATAAGTAATTCCTTAATACGTCCTGTAATTTGTAAAAAACCATCATCATCAATATATCCCATATCACCTGTATGTAACCATCCAAAAATATCAATCACTTCTCTAGTTTTATAAGGTTGATTAAAATATCCCAGCATAACATGTCGTCCTTTTGTACATATTTCATTAATTCCCGAATCGATTCGTAATTGAGTATTATTTAATTTAACTCCTGCTTTTCCTAATTTCATATGTGATGGATATGATAATGATATACACGCACTTGTTTCACTCATTCCAAACACATCACAAATAGGAATATTAAGACTAGCAAAATATTCTAAAACTTCTTTGGAGATAGGAGCAGCACCTGTTAAAAAGAATTGACATTGTGACAATCCTAATTCTTTTTTAACTTTAGAAAAAATAATTTTATTACATATCTTCCATGTTAGTGATGGTTCTAATCCTTTTTCCATGCGATAATGTTGTTTCAGTCCTATTCTTTTTGCATTTGTTGAAATAAATTTTTTAGATTTTGAAAATGTTCTTCCTTTTTCTAACATCTTCTCCATAATTTTTTCCCATACACGTGGAACACCGAGAAAAACAGTTGGCTGTGCTTCTTTAAGTGTATTAACTAAAGTTCCCTTGAGGGCTGATGAATCAGCAAACCATGTTTCACCTCCATTAACGATTGGCATATAAATATCAACCATTTGACCTGCAACATGCGATAGTGGTAAATAACTAACAATCCTTTGTGGTTTATCTGATGTTATATTCATCATATTTAATACATTTTTAACTGTCCAAATAATGTTATCATGTGATAACATTACTCCTTTGGGATTACCGGTTGTTCCAGATGTGTAAATTAATGATGCGCATTGAAAAGGATTTATTAATGACATAGTTTGTAACACAATATCATCTTGTTTTGTTATCTCCTTTGATAATCCTAAAAAAGATTCCCAATCATACAAACAAGTTCCACCCAAATCATATAATGAATTTGTGGATGGTTCTTTGTATTGAATAATAGCTTTAACATGACGACGATGATTTTCGGGAATATTAAGAATCTTATTCAAATACATTTCGTTTTCAACAAAAATAATAGTTGAATGAGAATCATTTATGATGTAATCACATATTTCACTGGAACTAGTTGTATAAATTCCAACACTTATTCCTCCAGCCATGATCGCTGCCATATTACATAAGAACCATTCATGTGAATTAAAACCAAATATGGATACTCCTTCTGATTGGAGTAGTCCTAATTTTATTAAACCATTAGCAAGTGTTTTTGATATATTACAATATTCATTCCAATTTATTTTTTCCCATTTATCTCCAGTTTTATAAGCTAATGCTGTACGAGTTCCAAAATTTAATACTGTATTACATAATGTTTCTATAATTGTAGTTGGTGGATAATCTGTTTTATTACTCATTGATATACTAAATATTATTCATTTATTTATATTATTTATAAATACAAATAGATTATTTTACTAAAATTTAAAATAAATTATTTACTTGTAGCAACCTTTTCGATGTACATCATCAGTCAATGTCGCCCATAATTTGTAATCATTAACGAGTGCTTGTTTTGTTCTATCTTTTGCCCATTGATTAACATCACCACTTTCTGTAATATGAATAGATGATGGAGTAGTACATCCTGCTTCTTTCCACAATTTATTAACACATTCTTTACTTAAATTTATGGCATTTGGATCAGTTCCACAAGGATCAGCTACTACAGGTTGATAACCTGGTAACGGTTGTGAACCAATAGCAGTTTTATTTGGTAGTGTCCAGGTATATACCATGTATGATCCATCTCTTACATCTTCAGTTGGTGTAGTATTTCCAGATTGACTAACTAAAGGATCTGCTGTATAAACAACTTTTTGTGCATCATCTAAAATAGATAATATTAATCCTGTTGTTCTTCCTTGACAGCAATCGTTTCTATTTGTTAAAACAATACTGTAAATTGGAATAACTTTTCCAAGGTCAATTAATATCCAAGGAGCATCAGCACCGGATGTATGAACGAAATTATCTAATTTATCATCAATTAAATTAGCAACTGGGAACATATCATCGATATATGCACTTGATTTAGTTACAGTTGCTGATTTGGCAATATTCGCACCATCTGCTGACGACTTAATCACTATTTCAGCTAAATTTAAAGAACCAACTGTTGGACGAACTAATTTGACATATCTTCCATTTACTCCTACTGCTGAAGTTGCTGCTGGAGCTACCGGTTTTTCTTCTGGTTTAGTTTCATCTTTTTTAATTTCTGGTGTTGTTTCTTCTTTTTTACCAGATAATATTCCCATACCACCTAATACAGCAAATAAAATACCTAGGCAACTACATAATAATACAACTATTACAATTGCAATTATTACTTTGGCTTTAGTTTCCATGTATATATTATAGTTTATTATAAAAAAATTAATCATCCGATTTTTTCTTAACGACACGTTTTGCTTTTGTCGCTATTGATTTCTTGTATTTAACTTCAGGTTCCATTTCTTTTTGATACCATTTTTCGTATTCAGAAAGTAATTCTTTGAGTTCCATTTTCCAGATGTCCTTCACTGGAGTATTGGTGTATAATTCTAATTCTGTTTTTTTATCAGCATGTTGCTTTTCTAATTCAGCAATTTTTTCCTCTGTTAATGAAAACAATTGTAAATTAGTAACATAATCATAAGTTTTAACAGATTTTTTAATTTGTTGTCCAAATTCTTCTAAATTATCATCTTTATTATTGACTTCTTCATCAATAGTATCATCATCAATTGCATTAATATCGTGAGATAATTTTGGAAATTCTAATTCTTTTAATTTATCAATAATTTTTGATTTCTTTTGCTTCTCAATAATGATTTCTTTTTTACAAACTTTACGAATAAATTTGATTTTGTATTTCAAAATATTTAATTCATTCTTTAATAATTTTGTATGATATTCTTTACGTACTACATAAATTTGTAATCTGTAATCGTAGAATTCTCTTAAAATATCTTCAACTGTATCATACTTTACAATCTTTCCAACTGGATCATGAAGATGCATATTGGAAGTAGAAATGGTTGACATAAGTTTCAATTTACTGAATAATGTATTGCTTTTAATTAGTTTCTGTAATGTATGACCACTAAAAGTAAGTGTAAAATCAATGGAGTTATTACCAGATGAATTATCATATGATTCAATTAAAGCTTGAGTATCATCTTTAGAAGTTACCATAATAGACTTCAAAAACTTTTCGTATTTATCAGTCCACATATTGACAGGTAATTCTGTAATTTTGATATTGTATTCATCTATCGGTTCATAGATTCCTTTAACATTATGTGTATAATCATCCTTTGGTGTAATTTCTCCAGTGAAACCTTTATACCATGGTTTCATTGCTATTGGTTCTTCATCATTTATCATACGAAGTATATTTTTAATAATATCTTTAATATTGTAACATGGAATAAATGTTGAATATCCTGTTCCAATACCATCAGTTCCATTAATTAAAATATTTGGAATAATAGGAGCGAAATTTTCAGGTTCTACAATAGCATTTTCTTCAATTAAGTATTTATATACTGGGTCATCTTCTTGTCTAAATATTAGTTTCGTTAATGAATCTAAATATGTAAATATATAACGAGGACTTGCTGAATCTTTACCTCCTTGTCTTCTTGAACCAAAATTACCACTCGGATATAATAAGTTAATATTATTGGATCCTGTATAATTTTGTGCCATATTAATAATGGTTTCAAACAATGACTGTTCTCCATGGATATAACTGGTTCTTGCTTGTACGACAGATCCTAATCCTTGAACCTTTACTTCTTTTGATGAACGATCAATATTTTTATCCATCATTGTGAATAAAATTTTTCTTTGCGAAGGTTTCAAACCATCACAAACAGATGGTATTGAACGAATATTATCATAATTGGAAAAGTGTTTCAAATCTTTATTGATGAAATCACTATATGTTATATTTTGTTTTATTGGTTCGCAAATTAAATCTTTATCATAATTCTTTAACCATTCTTTTCTTTTATCAGCTTGTGATTTTGAAAATGCTAATAAAATAGATGTATTTGATTTACTTTGTGAATCAAAATGATATTCCTCCACATTACTATCATGATTAGATTTCTCATTTTTACTTTCTACATCAGAATCTTCATCATCGACTTCAACAGTATTATTTATTTTAGGAGCTTCATAATTATGACTTTTTTCCCAAACATATGATAATAATTTTTTATCAAAATCACTGAATGCTAATTTAGCTTCATCGTGAGACGATGTTCCTAATCCTTTGTAATATTTTATATTCCATGAATTAATTTTATTTCCTAAATCAGAAGCCCAATTATTGTATTCTGATAATGTATAAAATATTTTTTGAGTTTTTTTACTTGTTTTTTTAGTCGCTTTAATAATTGGTGTTGATATAGTTTGGAAAAATCCATCAATTTGAAGTAATTCCGGCCAGAATGTATGAATGAAATTAATAATCAATCCCTTAATATGTGAACCATCTACATCAGCATCAGTTAATAGTAACATACCACCATATCTTAATTTATCAAGATTATTTGGAGTATATCTAACATTTTGTTTCAAACCCATAATTTGTTTAATGTTTGCAATTTCTTCATTAGTTGCTATTTGTTTAGTTGGAGCATCGCGAACATTTAACATCTTACCACGAATTGGGAAAACACCGTAGCGTTCCCTTCCAATAACATCTAAACCATCTAAAGCGAATGATTTTGCTGAATCTCCTTCCGTAATAATTAATCGACATTCTTTGGATTGTCTTTTACCAGCCCATTTCGCATCAACTAATTTATCCTTATCAAGAATTTTTCCAACTTTTTTACCATCGGATTTCTTTAATTCAGCACTATCTTTTAATTTTGCGAATTCAATAGCATCATCAACTATTCCAAGTTTGGATACAGCATTAATAAATGCTGCATCAACATCGCATCTTTTATTAAAATCTGATATTCTTGTTGTTAAACATTCTTTTGTTTGACTATTGAAATCGGGATCATTAGTTGTCACATCAATAAATATCGTCATATTTTCTTTTAGATATGGTGGTTTGACATTAATACCTTTGTATTTTTCTTTGATATAATTTAATAATCCTTTGACAACTTGATCTGTAGCATGTTGAACATGAGTTCCTCCATTAGGACTGTATGTCCAGATTCCATTAACATGAGAAATATGTGAAAATGTTGAATTCGGAGTATATACTACACCAACCTTCCAACAATCATTAACTTCTTTGTATGTCATACTCTTTGAAATATCAGTATCTGGAAAATACATTTTAATGTAATCTCCAAAAGTACTAATATTAATTAAACTTTCGTTCAAATAGACTTTAACACGTTTACAATCACATGCAGCAATATCATATGCTCTCTTCATTAACAAACCTAACATATCATCAGTTAGATTTTTTAATCCAAATTTTTCATAATCTGGTAAAAATGTAATTTTAGTATATGGTTTATCTGTTTTGTGTATTGATGATATTTTAGGTGCATCTTTTTTATACATATTTTCATAAAAATGTTGATAGTATTTCTTTTTGGTAATTACATCAAGAGTTTCAACATAAAAATGTGTTGAATAAATATTGGCTAATTTTGCTCCATACCCATTCTTACCACCCCATGTTTTACCTTTTTGATCATAATTAGAACCTGTTAGTAAATGTCCGAAAATTAATTCAGGATTATAAATATTTTCTTTTTCATTAACTTCAATTAAAATTCCATTTCCATCATTCCATACAGATATTTCACCTGATTTCTGATCAATTGTAATTTTAATTGTTTTACATGTTGCATCCCTCAATGAATGATCATGCGCATTAACTAAAATTTCATCAAAAATTTTGTATAATCCGGGAACATATTTAATTTCCTTTTTAACAAATTTCTTTGTTTCTAAATCAACTACCCATAATTCGATATTATCTTCTTTGATACTTCCTATATAAGTATCGGGTGCTTTCAAAATATGCTCGTGATGAGTTAATTTCTTATAAGTTGGTTTTGAAGTTGCCATAATTTCAATGATAACTCTATAAAAAACAAGTCTTTATATATGAATTTTAATTCAATTTTTTTACTGGAAAAAATTAAACTTTATTATTATAAAATACAATAATTTGCCATATTTTATTTTGAGATTAATTTACGAGTTGTTGAAACAATTTTACGACGATTATAGAGAAGCATTTTCAAATCCTTTTTAATGTCATTTATAACAGTATCATCGTCTTTTTTATTGATGAATCTTTCAAATTTTTTGATTGTGTATTTATCAAGTTTATCAAAAAATTCCTTAAATTTTAATTCAAGAATATCGGAATTTGCATAATACATATTAGTTAGAACAGACTCTTTTGTTTCAAGATTCCAATCATTACCATCAAAAACGAGGACGTAATCATCGCGAAGATTAGATATGTAAATATTATGATTTTCTGGTTTATTTTTGTTAAAATGTATTTCATCAACAAGAGCAGGAACAGAATTAAAACCTTTATTTATAATTTTTTTGAAAGTTTCTTCCGATATAAATGATGTATCTTCATTGCCGTATGGTGATACATTGAAATTAATCGTACTGTCTTTAATATTTATATTTTGCGTATTATTTTGAGTATTGATAATTTTTTGATATTCTTTATTTTTTTCTTCAAGTGTTTGAATACGTTGTTTCATATTTTCATGTTCAGTTAATAATTTTTGAAGTAATTGTTCTTTAGTATCATCATCTGATTTTTTAACTTTACAGTATTCTCGGATATGACGATTTAATGAATCACTTCGCGAAAATTTTTCATGACAATAATTACAAACCAGTTTATCTTCGACATGTAAATCTGTGTTTTTAGGTGTAATGTGTGGAATTATTGTGGACTTTTTTATACATGGTTTTTTCTTATTCAAATGACGAGTATAATCACCTTTTAGAGTAAAAAGTTTATGACATTTTTCACATTCATATTGAACCATTTTATATAATCTATATTCTTATATGATATATTTTTTATACTGATTAAATAATCATGATGTAATTATTTTTCCATCATGTAAAAATAATGTATCAAGAGAGAGAGAACATTCCGGAATATACTTGATTGATTTTAGAAAAGTCTTTTGACCAGAGAGAACTGTATATTTATAATGATCTCTCTCTCCAAAATAATCCTGAACATGTAAGTGTGGTTTTACATGTTCAGGATTATTTTATAAAAAGTATATAAATGATTACTTTACAAGTCTGTAAAAGTCATTTTTTTCCATCACAAAAATACACAAATATAATGGATTTCTCCTTGTAATACACACAAAAATACATGCTTTTTATATATTCGGATAGTTTAACACAAATATTCCTGAATATAAGTGTGTTTTTACATAACATTAAATATTTTATCAATCATAATATTTCCGATAATTACAAGTTTTTATTATGAAATTTAAAAAAAATGAAATATTAATATATAAATGTAATATATAAGTATATATTAATGACAACAAATAAACAAACAGTAATTGAATTTATAGATTTATTTTCAGGAACTGGTGCATTCTCCTTAGCATTTGAAGAAAACCAGAATTTTCATTGTGTCTTTGCAAATGATATGATACCAATATCAAAAACAATTTATGAATTGAATAATAAAAATAATATTTTTATTTTGGGTGACATCAATCAAATAAAAACAAGTGATATACCAAAACATGATCTATTATGCGGTGGATTTCCCTGCCAACCGTTCAGTATTGCAGGGAAACAGGAAGGATTTAAAGATAAACGATCAAATGTATTTTGGAAAATATTGGAAATTATCTCAGAACATTCACCAAAATTTGTTGTTTTAGAAAACGTGAAAAATTTGAAATCACATGATGATGGTAAGACATTTAAAACCATTAAATCTAATTTAAAACAATTAGGTTATCATATCAAATCTAAAATTTTAGATACAAGTCAAATAACAGGAATACCTCAAAATCGTGAAAGAATATATATCGTATGTTTTAAAGATCAAAAACTGTGTAAAAAATTCCATTTTGATTTTGAAGAAAAACCAATGAATCCAATTAAGAATTATTTAGAAGATAATGTGGATGATAAATATTATTATACTGAAAGATATGATGTATATGATGCTATAAAAGAAAATGTAACCAAATCAATTGATGATAATATAATATATCAATATCGAAGATACTACGTTAGAGAAAATAAAAGTCAATGTTGTCCAACATTAACAGCTAATATGGGTAGTGGTGGGCATAATGTTCCTTTATTAAAAGATAATAAAGGCATAAGAAAATTAACACCACGTGAATGTTTTAATCTTCAAGGCTTTCCAAAAAATTATCAATTACCAAAAGCATGTGATAGCGCATTATATAAATTAGCTGGAAATGCTGTTTCAGTTCCAGTCGTTAGATTAATTGTAAATAAATTAAGTGAATTAATACAAGTCTGAAATATTTCCATCAAATATCAATTTGCATTTATCTCCTAATTGTTTTTTTATCTCATCAAAACATAATCTTGGTCTTCTTTTTTCACAACATTGTTTATAAAATGTATCAGTTTTATTAACTTTGATATTTTTCCAAATTTCATCTTTATTTGATAATTTAATTTCATACACTTTAAAATTCTTTTTTAAAGTATCTTTGCAATCAACAAAATATATCCAATGCCAATTTTCAGTCGGACCAAATGAAGATGGTCCGGAAGACATAAATCCCTTAACTTCTATTTTCTTATCTAATAATAATAAATCACCAGCATCGGTATCCCAACATGCCATTATATGACGACATTTCAATATACTAAATTTAACAATATTTTCAGAAATTTCTGATGGAAAATTTTCATTTCTTATTTTCTTCTTTGATAGTTTTTTATTAATTTTTTTATTAAATAATAATTTACTATTATATTGTTCTAAAATTTCATCAATTATTTCCAATGTCATACTATCTTTTTTATTAGTTAATTTTTTTCGTAACAAATAACCACGAAATAGCGCCTGAATTTTAATTATACTTTTTAAAATATTTGTCTTATTATATTTTTTCAATTCATAATTCGTTTGCTTATTTGACATTTTCAATTATTATAATATTTACATTATTATAATAAATAAATAAATTTCAATTTTTTTACTGGAAAAAATGAAATTTAGAATTAATAAATACAATATCAAAAATATTAATTAAGATGTTAGAGTATATTATTTCTCTACTTATTATTATTGTTTGTTATCTTTCTATTCTTGTAGGAATTTCCAAAATAGGAATATATTTTGTTCCATCAATTATAATGATTATTATTGGTTCAATTATTATTTTGGGAAGTTTTCTTGCCGTTTGTTATGATATTTATTTCAATCATAACAAAACATCAAATGATGATACATCATATGTTTTAGTTCAAAATAATATTGAAACAGTTTAAAAAATATTTTGTTTATACATATATATGGCAACATTTCAACCACCCCATTTTTTCAATAAATCCGTTGGTGGGGTAAATATGTTAAGTGCATCACAAACACTGGACCAAATGAAAATATTACAAATGCAGGGACAAAAAAAACAAACTAATAAAGATCAACAAAGTAAATTAAAATTATTTAATGATCTACAAAAATCCAGAATTGGAAAAGAATTAGATGAAAATACAATTATGACACCAGATACAAATAATGGAACATATCGTCCAGAACAAGCATGGAAAGAAAATCATGGTTTAATTGGTGAAACTAATTCAAGATACAATGTAAGGTATTTACATATTGATAGTTTAAATAGACAAAAAGAACCAATGATGGAAATTAGTAATTATTATACATTATCTGAAAATCCGATATTGACGACAGAATTAAGTGAAAAGATTTTTATAAGACAGCCTAATCATCCATTTGTTATTGAAGATAAAATAACAATAGATGGTATATCACCTGCAACTTATAAATTACGCTATGACCCAACAAATTCACTAATCCCGATAGAATTTGTTGTTGGACAACGATACATGATTATTCATTTTGCACATGGTATTCCTGAAACACATGCTTCGGATGCTGAAATTAGTAATTTATTTATGGCATTAAGTGATTTTACAAATGAAGGAACTACTGGAAATTCATTATATTTTGGAAATATTGTTTTAACATTTATTAATAAAAATCATAGTTTCTTTTTGGAGAATAAAGTAGCTACTGATATATTACCAGTATTACCATTTGATGCAAATAAAATGTATATTGAATTACCTTATACATACGTTGATTCTCCTGGAACACCATCCACATTGCCAAGATATATTACACTAGCACTATATTATGCTAATGGAGTACCAATGAATATTATTAATGCACAATATCCAACTGATATTTATCATACAATATATTATCAAATTATTCGCGAAGTTTCTACTGATGGGTATTACATTAATTTAAGTGCTAATGCTTTAGCATCTGGATATATTGGTGGAAAAACTGTTCGCATCGGACAAATTAGTGATTTTACAGGAGGTTATGCTGAACCAAATTTTTATATTATTCCTCTGGAAGAAATCTATAAAAATGTTGTTTCAGTTAGATTATTGAGTACAGAATTTCCGAACAGTGAATATGTAATTAAGTCTTATCCAGAAAGTAGTAGAAATAATCGCATCTATTGGCAAAATTATGAGGATGGATCACATATTTATTCTTTGGAAGTAACACCGGGTAAATATAATTCAACAACATTAATTACTATTATTGAATCAAAATTTTATGATACAGCACGATATTATTACCCATCTGTTACATCATCATATACGGATCATAATTATGTTCAAGTATCATTAGATACTGATACTGATACAACCACATTTAAAGCATACAAAGAAGCTGTTATGGTCAGACCATTTGTTAATGCATATTATATCCGAACAGATTATAATTTAATACCTGAACAATGGGATCATAAGTTTGTAGCTGTTGGTTCAGATCCTACATCGGACCCAAATAATTATCCAGAACAAATGTATCCAGTTTTTATTTTAATAAAATATCTATCACATGGTTTGAAATTAAACACAATGTATTATACTCATGAATACCATCAAGATTATGTTCCAAATGGTTCTGTTGGAGATAGTATTATCATTACTGGAACAACATCATTTTTAGGTATTCCAGGTTCCAAAATAGATGGAACATATGAAGTATATAAAATTAATCAAGAATTTGAGGATCCGGGATTTCTGGGTCCAACAGCATCTGACAATTATTTTATGATTAAATTACTTCCTCTTGATATGGGACAATACAAAACAAGAGAAATGGCACAGAATGGTGGTATTTTTTATATGTATACACCAAATAAATTTCGACTATTATTTAATTTTTCCGACACTATTGGAAGTTTATTAGGTTTTCCAAATGTTGGAGAAACTTATGCTGTTACAAAATATGATAGCGTAATAACAAATAAAGATCCATACGAACCGGATATTCGTCCTGCAATGGATTTAGATATTACTACTCCCGGTAACGCCATGATATTATGTGGTTATAATTATATTTTGATGACATGTGAAGAATTACCAGTCATTGATACAATTGGAAAAATAAAAAAAGCGTTTTCCAAAATTATTTTTACAGGTATTCCTGGTAAAATGTGTTTTAATTCTTTCATTTCTACTCCCAAAATATTTTATGAACCCATATCACAATTATCACAATTAACAATTTCTTTTTATTCCCCACAAGGAGAATTATATGATTTCAATGGTTTAGATCATTCATTTACGTTAGAAATAACAACATTGGATGAATTACCATATGATACTCATATAAATACACATACAGGTAAAATTTTGTAAAA